TGATGCCAAGCGAGCCAGGAAATGGCTGCTGGAGCACGGCGTTCGGAGCGTAGACATCGCGGTCAAGATAAATAATAAGCCAGCTGGTAGTTTGGAAGACGGCGACAAGCCGTCTGAGGCTGAGGCTGAGCAGAAAGGATTTTGGTGGCAAGAATAACATGGAAGTTTTTGGAGCAATAATTACAATAATCCACTTAGTGATAACGGCGATTACAGTTTTATTTGGTTGGATTCTGGTAGATAAACCGCGAAAGCCGATGGACGGTAGTGGCTACGTACTTCAGGTTATTTATAACATCCTAATTGCGACAGTTCTGGTGTTTGCATATCTGAAAGGGTAAATGTCGTTTACCAACGACCTACCATACGTCGAAAAACTGGGTGAATATTAACAATTCGACCGCAGAACTGGACAGATGACCGTTTTGCCTACCCGGGTCGTCTGTCTAACTGGTAGCACCAACGCACCTTTTATTTTTCATGGAAACTTATATTTCTACCTACCTAAAAAATGAAAAAACAACTATCATTTGGTGCTATCAACTGGCGACATCAATCCTTAAAGTAATTAACTAATGATATACACTCACTTGGTGTCGCCTTGCCCCAGTTCTGTGGTTGAATAAAACCACATGATTTCGTGTAGATAAGGAGGAGTATTTATGAGTAAACATAATACAATGACATACAAAGAGACAGTTGAAGAGTTAGAATTTGCAATAGAACATAATCTTAGATTTAATAAGCATGATATCGAGAGAATACTACCTAAAGAAGATATTGAGAGAATTGCAAAAAAGTTTTGTCTTCGTGCAGAGTATCGTCCATTATTTATGAGCGACATTAAAGCATGTTATATATTGATTTTTGGAAATACGAAACTGATTGGGGTGAGTTTGTCATATTAGACAAGCGTAATGATGAGGACAACAAAGATGAATAATCGCAAGAGAGAGCTCATTGAACACTTAGTAAGGTCAATTGACCATACAAAAGAAAGGCTATTGTACTGGGAAAGGCTTAGAACGAGAGAAAGCTACGACCTTTTTGTACGGTTAAACGAAAATGACAAAGAGCATGAACTAGTTAAAGTCGAATACAAAGACGATATCGTAAAGCGAATTATCGATGACTACAAGCGAGACTTTAGAGAATATGACAAAAACCTAAATGAGCTGCTGGAGGATAAATAATGCCTAATCTCGCAAACATAGACAACCCATCCGAGGATCAAGAGCAAGAAGCCTTTGTGCAGTGGCTTGATGATAATGGCTACCCACGTTTCAGGGTGCCCAACGAAACGTACACCAAGTCGTGGATCCAAAAAGCGAAGAATAAAAGGCTTGGTGTGAGTTCTGGTGTGCCTGACTTGTTCGTGGTAATACCAGACCAGCACTTTGTGTATGGCGACAATATCAAGCCGCACAATCCACCGACTCAAACTAACGAATATCGCCATCGTCTTGTCGCTATCGAAATGAAACGCAAAAAAGGAGGTGCAACGTCAGCAAATCAAAAACAGTGGATTAAAACGCTCAATGAGGCCGGCATTCAGACTGTTGTTTGTAAGGGTTGTGATGCGGCGATTGAGTTTATTGAGTCAATAACTAAGCCATAATAGACGCAAACGTCAATGATATGTGTGCGCCTAAAAGCTTGAAGGGGCGGTGGCGAATTATGCGCCGCCTCTTTTATGTTATAATAGCCTTAGGAATTGCGGATCGAAAGAGCCGCTTTTTTATTTGGAGAAATTATCATGGCAACCAGAAAAATGATGCGCAGGAACAAGCGAAGCAGCAAGCAGTCTAGCCGCAAACCCCCAAAGCAGCAGCTGCGAGGGGTTGTTAAGGATACGCCGAAAACGCCACCTGTTGAGCCGCCAAAACAGCTTGAGCAACCAGAGCCAGGGCAACCAACGAAATATAAGCCAGAATATTGTCAGCAACTAATTGACTATTTTTCAATCGACCCTACAAAAATCACAGCAGATGAAACCGTCTCGTCAGCTGACGGAGATAAGCTTATAGCGAGAAGAACGCCTCAGAGAATGCCGTGGCTTGAAGGATTTGCACGAAAAATTGGTGTACATCGCAATACTTTGAGGGACTGGTGCGACCTTCATCCAGAATTTGCGGAAGCCTACGAAACTGCCAAAGATTTACAGCGCGAGTTCATCGTTGATGTAGCTTTAAGTGGTGCTGCTCCAGCAAGTTTCGCTATCTTTACTATGAAAAATGTCTGTGGTTGGCGAGATGAGCGCGACTTAAAACTGAAAAAAGCGAAGGAGGAGGGTAATATTGATGACGAAGAACTCCGAGCAGCCATCTTTGAATAATCTCACCAGGGAAGATATTGTACGACTATGCGAAAAATACTGGGAAACGGATAGAAATAAGCTCCGACAATACTTATTAGCGATATTTAAGCGGCGGGAGAACATTCATTTGTTCGGTTGGTTTATTGCACGACCATATTTTCCGCTAGAGACGCCACCGTTTCACAAAGAAATATTAGATCTTATTAGCGATAAGAACAATCGAAGAATAGGCGTTATTGCGCCACGTGGTCATGCTAAATCGACGACGGTTGATATGACATATCCGTTGTGGGCAGGGTGTTTTGAGCAGGAAGAGTTCATAGTAATAATCAGCGATACTTACACGCAGGCAGCTGAGTTCATCAATGCGCTTAAAGACGAATTCGAGAATAATCCGAAAATTAAATGGTTATTCGGGAATATGAAGGGCGACGACTGGCAAGATGGCGAATTTGTACTGAGCAACGGTATAAAGTACGCCGCTAAAGGCTCAGGTATGAAAATTCGTGGTATTCGCCACCGACATACCCGTCCGACGCTGATGATATTCGACGACATCGAGAACGACGAAAATATCAAGAGTGCTGAGCAGCGTCAGAAGCTTTATCACTGGTTCACTAAAGCAGCTATTCCAGCATTGGCTAGAGAAGGACGTGCTGTTGTTATCGGCACGATTCTTCACTTTGATAGCCTTGTGAATAAGGTTATGAAGCAGCAAGACGTATTTAAGAGCTGGCAAACGCGGGTGTTTTACGCAATTACCACCGAGGAGGACGGCACAGAGCGGGCTTTGTGGCCGGAACACCGCAGCCTAGAGAAGCTGAGGGCTATGCGAGATGATCCGAGTGATCAAGAGTTTGTTGGAAGTATTGCTTTTGCGCAGGAATATCAGCACAAACCATTCAGCGAAGAAGACGCTATAATCAAGCCTGACTGGATTAAAGAGTGTGATCCGAGCCAGGTGCCAGATAAGCATGCACGGCTGGCGAGGGTGCTGACAATCGATCCTGCCGCCAGCGAACGTCAGACGGCTGACCCGACGGCTATGGGCGTTGCCGATCTGTACACCGACGGCAATGTCTACATACGTGCGATACGCAACCAACGAACCTCGCCGAGTATTACTGCTGATACGGTCAGAGAGCTTGATGAAATATACAAGCCGCAGGTGATCGGTATAGAGGAGGGCGCGCTGGGGTTGGTCTTTCGAGATTTGCTGGCGGGACTACCTGTCATTGGCTTGAAGCCAGATAAAGACAAGGTGCGGCGACTCTTGGCCGTGAGCCGATTCTTTGAGGCAGGCAGGATATATATTGTGAAAGATATTCAGAATGGACAGGCATTACGCGAGCAGCTGATTGAATTTCCGAAGGGGACGCATGATGACATGGTGGACATGGTGGTTTATGCAGTGCGGTTATTGTTGGTGGAGGGTATGAATCAGGTGTCGAGTAAAGATTTCCAGACTGCTGGTGATTATTACGACGAGCTAGATGACGATGAGTGGTTGGATTAAGTATAAGTATGATATAATCAGAGTAAGTATATACGACGTGCGAAAGGCGTCGTATTTTATTTGGAGAAATTATGAAGCTGGTAAACTTGAGCGGTAAGAATAACGATAAAAATGCAGGCAGCCGACTACGTGAGATTGGTAGTGCTGGCACTGGCGTGTTTACGGACTACGAAGCCGAGAAGATGAAGCTAAACCGCCCGAGAAAAATTACTGACTATCGAGATATGCTGCGTGATGGCACTGTCGAGGCATTATTCAATATCCTGACCATGCCGATTTTGGCAAGTGAGTACGATATTAAGCCTGCCGACGAAAGTACTGAAGCGAAAACGCAAGCAGATTTCGTACGAAACAACTTACTGAGCGAGAGTTATAAAGGCGGTATTGAAACACCGTTTAATCTATTCCTTGATCAATCAATGATGGCATTGGTTGACGGCTTTCAAGTGTGGGAGAAGGTGTATCGACTAAATAATAACCGCTACGAGTTGAAGAAGCTGGCGCTGCGGGATTCGAGGAGTGTAGAGATTCTAAGCGATTTGAAGGACGGCTATCAAGGGATTAAGCAAACGCAAGAAGACGGTTCGACGGTGGTTATTCCAGCTTACAAAACGTTCCTATTTACACCAGGCAAACGATACGATCAATATTATGGACGTTCAATATTTACGGCACTTTGGCGAAACTACGACAAGAAATGGAAGTTGGAATACCTGGATAGCATTGCTTTGCAAAATGACGCTATCAAACCAAAGGTATTGAAAAATACCGGCAGCACACTTGCAAAAGCTGATGACAAAGTAACGTCGAAAGTATTGAACGTATTAAGTCGTTTAGGCAAGGTCAATTCAACGGCTACCTTGCCGCAAAATTACGAACTTGAAGTGCTGAACTCTGAGGGACGCGATCCACACCAATCCATTGAGCGACAGAACTCTGAGATGGCAAGAGTATTCCTGGCTAACTTTATGTTGTTAGGTTCACAAGGAACGAGCTCAACTGGCAGTTTTGCATTGAGCGACACGCAAGCAAAGATGTTCCGTATGAGTCTAGAATCCGTCATGAATAAGCTGGCGGCTCACATTAACCAATACATTATCGCTGATTTTATTGATATTAACTTTAGCGAACCACACTATCCAGTTTTCGCATTCGAGAAGATGGATAATGAAGTGGTTGGTGCGATATTTAACGCATTTACGACAATGATTCAAAAAGATCGCATGTCTGACGCAATGGCGAGCGAGATTGAGGATGCAACAGCGACACGGCTGGGCTTTGACGTGGAGAAGATTAAGCAGCATCGTACTGAACAGTCTGAAAATACTGAAAGCAACGCCAGCAAGGAGAA